CTACCGCGTGCGGGTCACGATGAACGCGCGACGCGGTGCGGGCTGCGGATCGCGGGACGTCGGCAGCTGGCTGCGCCTCCAGGCAGCAACGAGTTGCGCGTACCGCGGGTCAGTCCAGTCGGCCATGGTGGCTCCTCACTTCTTGGGCTTGGGCTGTACCACGATGGTGCAGTCGGGCCCGGAGTGCTGGCACTTCGCCGCGACGGACGCGAACTGCTTCCCGGTGGGCGGGCCCCAGAGGACCGCGTCGGGGGTGTAGCCGATGCTCTCCATCATGGTCTGGGTGCGGCTGAGGATTCGGGGGTCGTAGTTGGTCGGGTCGTACCCGGGGTAGTGGTGGACGAACGCGCCGCCGAGGCTGTCGCACAGGTCGGCGTACAGCTTGGTGTGGACGATCAGGGCGTGCCAGCCCTCGTCCACGATCCGCGACGGCGCGAGGCCGACGCCCGGCTGGGCGGCCTGAAGGCAGGCGCAGGCGGCCACGAACTTGAGGGCCTCCTCCACGATGCGGCCGGCCATCTCCTCGGTCATGCCCTCGTTGGCGTCGAGGACGGTGGAGCGGACGGCGGTGAACTGCTCGTCGGTGATCAGGGCACGGGCGATGACGGGCAGCGGGGCGCCGGGCGGATCGGGGCGCGGTACGCTCATGGTGATCTCCTTCTCGCTGTTGCGGTTGGGGTCCCCGCTCCGGTCGTCGTCCGGCCAGGAAGAGCGGCCGGGGCGGGAGTCTGTGGGCCCGTGGCTACATGGCGTCGGGCTCGTAGGAGCGGAGCATGCGGGCGTGGCGGGCCAGGAGTTGCACGTGGGCGACGGCGGAGACGAGGCCGTCGCCGAGGCCGCCGGCCAGAGTGCGTTCGGCGGCGGCGATGGCCGCGCTGATCTCCGCGCGCTGGGTGTTGGGCAGGTGCTCGGCGCGGGCGGCGACGATGGGGATGACGCGGGCGACCTCGGTGCGGATGGCCTGGTTGAGCTGGCCGACGCGGACGTAGCTGGGGACGGGGCCCTGCCGCAGACCTTCCTCGATCAGGTCCTCGATGGTCTCGGTCGTCGGCATGACGTCCCCCTGGCTACGGTGGGTGCGCGCCGTCGCACATCCCGTTGACATGCATGGTCCACCGGTGGACTAGTCAGGTCAAGGGTGCGGGGACGAAGAAGCCCCCGCCAAGGGGCGGGGGCTGGCGCAAGGTTGACGGCCGTTCAGCGGCCCATCGCGTACTCCTCCGTGCGCGCCCACCGGCCCGACGGCGTGATGCCGACCTCGTAGGTCAGCACCTGTCCGGCCACGTCGTACACGGTGTGGCGCACCTCGGCGACCGCCGCCGGAGCCGACAGTTGCAGGGCAGCGAGCACCTCGTCGGACGCCAGGTCGGACGTCCAGCGGTCCCGGGCGGTGTGCGGCCGCCGGCCGGTCTCCATCTCCACGTACCGGGTCGTGCCCTCACGGATGCGCTCGCGCTGGAGCAGCCGCGGCGCGGCCGCCGCGACCTCGGCGGTGAAGTACGAGGTGGAGGTGGCCACCGGCTTCTCGCCCTCGAAGGTCACGCGGACACGCGCGGCGACCTGGGCGCCGGGCTCGACGCCGAGGGCGGTGGCGACGTGGTCGGGCGCGGGCACCATCTCCGCGCTCACGATCTCGGCGTACTCGCCGGCGGTGTAGACGTGGCCGGTGGCGAGCGAGGTGGCGTACCGCTCGCCGGCGGTGCGGGCCAGCGGGACGCGCTCGCGGACGATCGAGCCGGAGCCCTGCCGGGTCTCGATCAGCCCTTCCTGGCGCAGCACGTCCAGGCCGCGCACGACGGTCGCGCGGGAGACCTTCCACTTCTCCGTCAGCTCGCGCTCGCTGGGCAGTTCGGCGCCGGGCTCCAGCTCGCCGCGCACGATCCGGCCGCGGAGATCGGTCGCGATGACGTCGTACTTGGGCAGTGCCATGATCCATCCTCAGCTGACTAGTGGACTGGTCCAGTAGTCAGGGTGGAGTGTCACCCCGTGCACGGTCAACCTGCCGACCACAACGCGGAATGGCCCCCTCCCGCTGCCGAAGCAGGGGGAGGGGGCCGGGTCTGGTGGCGTTACGGGTACTGGCGGCGCTGCGGGTCGAGGCCCGCCGTTGCGGTGAGGCTGGGTGCCGGGTCGGGGGCGGTGGGGATGCGGCGGCAGATCAGGGCGTCCGGGTCGTCGAGGGCGGGCTGGAGGCGGTAGCCGTCGGGGCAGGTCTGCCCGTCGCGGCCGTCTCGCCCGTCGGCGCCGTCCTTGCCGTCCCGGCCCGGGGGCCCGGTGACCGACTCGCCGGGCGGCCCGGCCGGACCGGCGGGCCCAGGCGGCCCGGTCACCGTGGCGCCCGGCTGGCCGGCTTCGCCGTCCACCCCGTCCACCCCGTCCGCTCCGTCTTTGCCGTCGGAGCCGGCGGGCCCGGAGGGTCCGGTCTTCCCCGGGCGGCCGGTCGTGGCGGGCCCGGGTGAGCCGTCGCGGCCGTCGGCGCCGGGCGGCCCCGGCGGGCCGGTCGTCTCCTCGCCGGGCTCGCCGCGGGACCCGGGCGGCCCGGCGACCGGTTCCTCGCCCAGCTCCTGCACCTGCGCCGCGAGCCGGTCGCGGGCGATGTTGGCCTCGGCCAGGTCCCGGGTGAGGCCCTGCACGCTGATGACGATCCAGGCGATGGCCGCCCCGAGGGCGAGAGCGGCGAGCGCCGCGAGGAGATCCCCGCGGCGCCGCCGCCGGCCCTCCGTCCTGAGTTGAGCGCGCGTCATCCGGTGCCCCCTGCCAGCATGATGATGACCGGCAGCAGCACACCGATCAGCGGGACGACGACCGCGCCGACGAGCCAGCGCCGGGTCGCGACGAGGCGTTCGGCGTCCCGCTCGCGCGTGGCCTCCAGCGTGGCCACCCTGGCAGTCAGGGCCTCGTGCCGCAGGTCGTAGACGTCCTGCGACACCTTCTTGTCGATGCGGGTGCCGAGCTGCTGGATGTCGTCGCGGACGTCGGTGAGCCGGTCCTCGAACCGCCTGACCACCTCGCCGAGGGTCGGCTCATCAGCCATGTGGTGCTCCGATCAGGCGGTGGGCGGAACGTCCCGCCGCGGCGTGTGCTTCGCGACCCAGCCGCCGACGAACGTGATCGCCGTGGGTATGAGCGCGAGGACGAACGGCGCGAGGCCGTCGGGCATCCACTCCACCAGCCGGGCGTCGCCCTGTGCGGCGGTGAGGATCGCCAGCAGGCCGGTGCTCGCCAGGTAGGCGGCGACCGACGCGGCGGTGACCTTCTTCTCTACGGGTGCGGCCATGGTCAGGCCCCCTTCTTCAGTTCGGCGACGGCCTTGGTGAGCGCGTCGACCTTGTCGGTCAGGCGGGACAGCTGCTCCGCGAGGTGGGGGAAGTAGGACTCCGCCTTCCACGTGGGGTTGGTCTTGTACGTGCTCGCGGTGGTGGGCGCGGGGATCGCGTCGCGCTTCCACACCGCCTCGTGCAGTTCCTTCGCGTTCACGGGGGCCTCCTTCTCGGGAGTGCTGGGGGTGGGGGTCTTGCCGGGCGGGGCGGAGAGGCGGCGCTCGATCCGGTCGCGCATCGACGACATGGTGAAGCCGCGGGGGTCGACCTTGCCGGGCTGCCACTCCAGGTGGCCGATGACCGAGGCCGCGTCCCAGCCGTGCACGCGGCAGATCGCGGCCGACACGCGCTCGATCGCTTCGAGCTGGGCGGCGGGCCAAGGGTCCTTGCCGTCGCCGAGATTTTCCGCTTCGAAGCCGTAATAGCGGGCGTTGCCGTCGGTGTTCGCCTCGTTCGCCGCCGGCAGCTTCTTCTCCGCGATGACCGCGGCGAGAACGTCACCGTCGCCGGCGCCAGCGTGGTTGGCCCGGCCGTAGCCCACGAGGTGGACCCGGCCGTCCTTGGTGATGACGCCGTGGCACAGCGGTCCGGGCAGGCCGGAGTAGCCGTTGCGGCAGATCTCCACGGTGCGGGCGGAGCCGGAGGTGACGGTGTGGTGGATCATCACGCCGTTCACGGGGCCCCAGGCGCCCTTGCTGTTGCGGTTGTGGGTGCGCCAGGATCCGACCTCCACGACGGTGACGCCCTCGGCCTTGAGGGCGGCGAGGAAGGTGGCCGGGGTCATGGGTGGTGCCATGCGCGGTCTCCGATCATGCGGAGAGCCCCGGCCGATGCGGCGCGGGGCTCGAGATGGTTGGGGTGTCAGACGAGGGCGAGCGCCATGATGGCCGGGTCCAGGCCGACTTCGCCGGTGGACTGGTCGACGGTCGACGGCAGGGTGGTTTGCCCGGAGGGGATGCACCAGTGCCGCTGGAACGCGGTGCCGAGGAAGAAGTTGCCGGGGTTACTGGGCGCCTCGTTCTGGATGTGCATGTAGTACATGTCCGTGGCGGCACCGGCGGACATGAGGAACGCGGCCCAGTACCGGCCCGGGGCCAGGGTCGCGGTCGCCGTCAGCGGGATGGGCACGGCGCCGATGTGGTTGTTGCGCATGCCGGGCGCGGATCCGGTGATCTGCCCGGCCGCCGGGACGCTTGAGAGGGCGGTCGACCCGGACCAGGCGGCGCGGGTGCCGTCCTCCCGGTAGATCCCGGCGAAGAACCGGGCGGCCGGGACGGCCGTCGAGCCCGCCCAGCCGCGGGCCATGATGACGACCCGGTTGACCTGCGTGGATTCGGTGATGTTGATGCCGCACATGTAGGTGCGGCCGACGACGACGGCCTTCGTCGCCGCCGGGTTGGAGACGTGCGCCGGGTCGACGGACCACGCCTGGAAGCCGAGGGCGGCTGGTGTCCAGGTGTTCCGCGGGGAGGCGGCGGGCGCTTGGGCGGCGGGCAGGCGGGTGTCGGCGCCGAGCGAGGCGACGCCGTTCGCCGTACCGCGGGTGGTGGCCGCGAGGGCGCCGATCTGGGCCGGGGTGAGCGGGTCGCCGCCGCCGGTCGCATGGGTCGCCGCGTGGGCCACGGGGGTGCGGGCGTTGGTGGTGGTCGGGTCGGTGGAGCGCAGCGCGATGTCGGCTCCGGCTCCGGCCGCGCCGAGCGGTGGCTGCGGCCCAGGGTCACCCTTCGGCCCCTGGGGGCCCTCGGCACCGTCGGCTCCCGGCTCGCCGGGGTCACCCTTGGAGCCCTGCGCACCGTCGGCGCCAGGGGTGCCGGGGTCGCCCGCCGGTCCCGGTTCGCCCGGGTCTCCCTTGTCACCCTTGGGCCCCTGCGCGCCTTCCGGCCCGGGGTCCCCGGCGGGCCCTTGCAGGCCCTCGGGTCCCGGGTCGCCGGCGGGCCCGGGTTCTCCTTGCTCGCCAGCGGGCCCGCGCTCTCCGGCCGGGCCTTCGGGTCCGGGGTCTCCTTGCGGCCCCGGGTCACCGGGGGGTCCGGGCGGCCCCTGCTCGCCGGGATCGCCCGCAGGTCCCGGCTCTCCCTGTTCCCCCTGCTCGCCTGGGGCGCCTTGTTCGCCGGCCGGTCCGCGTGGCCCCTCGGGGCCCTGTGGCCCTTCGGGCCCCGGCTCGCCGGCGGGCCCCTGGGGGCCGTCCGCTCCGGCCGGGCCCGTGGCGCCGTCTGCTCCCGCGGGCCCCTGCTCGCCCGCGGGTCCGGCCGGCCCGGGCGGGCCCGGCGGTCCGGGCACGCGGATGTAGGACTCGTGCGGGGCGCGGACGGGCGCGAGGTCGGAGAGGTCGACGGTGGCCTGCCCGGTAGGGAGGATGACGTCGTAGACGGCCCGCCGCGCGCCGTCGATCTCCTCGTCGACCTGGCACAGCCACTCCTCGGGGAGGAGCCCGCCGCCCGGGGCCACGATGGTGATCGCGACGCGGCCCTCCTCGTCGAGGGTGCCGGAGACGGGCCCGCCGAGCTGGGTGTCCTCGTCCGGGGCGATGAGCCGCCGCGGGCGGGGGGTGAGGGTGACCCGGCCCGTCAGCGGCTCGGCCAGGTCGGTCGACAGCCAGCGGCCGGTGACGGTCAGGGTGTCCACAAGGTGCCTCCGTTCAGGCGGCGACGGCGAGCCAGTCGACGACGGTGAGGGTGCCGGTCTGGCGGGCGATGACGATGGTCATGCCGCTCTCCGACTGGTCGGTGTAGTTGACCTCCAGCAGGACGCCGGGCACCGAGGAGCGGCCGGTGAGGAAGATGCGGGGCGTCTCGGTGAACGTCCCTGCGGGGAAGGTCACCGCCGCCGTCCCGCGCAGGTAGGTGCCGGTGAAGAGGCTGCCGGTCGCGGAGACGGATTCGGCCGGGGTGATGCTGACGGTGCCGGTGAGCAGGCCGGCGCGGAGCCGCTCGGCGGTGATCCGCATGCCGGGCTGCCACGGGTAGGGGAACGGCACGACGCCTCCTAGACGACGATGGCGGGTTGGGCGAGGCGCACGTCGCCGCCCGCCGCGTGGTCCTGCGGGTCGGGCCGGGTCACGGTCATCTGCTGGACGCCGACAGCCTCGAACAGGTCGAAGCGGACGACGGGGTCCACGTTGGTGTTACCGGTGAAGCCGCCCGCGGTGACGCCGACGAGGCCGTGCTCGATCGGGTCGGTGGTGATGGTCTGGTCCTGGTGCCAGATCGTCGGCTCGGTGCCGCCGACCGGCCAGGCCCGCATGCGGATGCGGTGCCCGTCCACGCGGGCCCGCACCTCGAACTCGGCGCCGGCCGTGTAGCCGCCGGAGACTGTGACGGCGGAGCCGACCTGCGTGACGGTGCGGGTGATGCTCGTGGACAGGGTGCCGCCCGGGTTGAAGTGCAGGCGGGCCCGGTAGTAGTTGGAGCCGTCGGCGTACCGCAGGAGGACGCCGGGGATGAGGGCGGCGCCGGTGGACACCTGCGGTACGGACATCCGCACCCGCACTTCGGCATCGCCGAGCGGCCCGGCGAGCGCCTGGATACGGACGGCGCTGATGGTGGCCGAGGACACCGTGACCACGCCACGGCCTGCCGATACGGAGCGTTCAGCGGCGGCGCCTCCGCCGAGGAGCCAGGGCAGACCGCCGGAGGCGGTGCCCCAACTCCCTGCGGCGACGGTCCGCTGGAAGGTGTCGAAGACGTCGGCGACGGCGGTGACGGTCACCTCCTCGCCGTCCGCGTTCAGGACGTAGGGCAGCTCGGAGGCCGCCCGAGTCCACGTCGGCCCGGCCGTGACCCGCGTGAGGATCGCACCGTCGGCGGCCGCTACCGGCCCAGCCAGCACGGTGCCGTCGGTGTCGACGCGGCCGAGCTGGTCGTCGCCCACGACCCCTGCCGTCCACGGCGACGCCGGTGAGCAGGTCGCGCGGACCGTCCAGCGGGTCGGCGTGATGGTCTCCGTGGTGCCCTCCACCATGAGGGGCACGGTGCCCTGCGGGTGCTGCGGCGGGAGCCCGGTCACGTCGATGCGGGTGCCGGAGTCCACCGACAGCCAGCCGTCGATGAGACGTGGGGCGATGGCGAGGTCGGCGCCGACCTGCGGGTAGCGCATGCCTCGGACGGTCCCGAGGTGCAGCCGCCACCCGGCGAGGGCCTCGAGCTGCGTGTCGTAGGCGACGTTGAGCTGCGCCGAGGCGTCGTAGATGCCGGACTCGGCGATCGACTCCGGGTCCTCAACGGTCGCCGACGAGCCGCCCTCGCGGGAGACGGTGATGCGGTTGCGGGTGCGCTGGTCGTCGAGGACAGGGCTGAACGGCGCGGCGATCTCGTTGACCTGCGCGTCGAAGGTGATGGCGGCCGCCTGGTTGAAGAGGCTCTCCCTGCTGCGGTACTGGAGGCCGGGCAGGCCCCGCAGTTCGGTGAGGATGCCGCCGTCGGCATCCACGCATTCCTGGACGAGGTCGAGGAACGTCGCGATGCGCTGAGGACCCATGGCGGGCGAGGCCGACTCGATGCCGATGACGCTGAGCGGCAGGCGCTCCTCCTCGGCCAGGCGCCGCATCCGCGCCAGGGCCGTCTCGCCGACGAAGCCGTCGTCGGAGTCGGCGTACACCCAGCTGTCCGCGAGGTTCATGACGGACAGGTGGCCGATCGCCATGCCCTCGACGCCCGCGCCGAACGTCGTGTCGATGCGCGAGACGATGCCCGCCTGGCCGGGGAAGGTGGCCGTGTTGGAGCCGCCCCCGTCAGGGATGCCCCGCCAGATGGCCCGCAGCTCTGTGGTGTTGCCGGTCGTGACGGCCTGGAGGCTGAACCGTCTCCAGTCTCCGGCGAAGGTACCGCCCGCCGAGTAGATGAGACGGGTGATGGACGAGCTGCTGCCGGAGTCGTTGATGCCGTAGACGCTCACGGCCGTCGACGACACGGTCACCCGGTAGCTGGTCCATGTGCCACGGGCGGCCTGGACCTCGAGGAACGTCGTCTCGTCGGTTGGCCGCGATGCGAGGTTGTAGATCATGGTGATGATCCAGTTGTTCTCGGCCCCCGCCTTCACGCCGGCACGGATGCGTGCTCCGGCCGTGACGGTGGGCAGGGCGTCCGACGACAGCAGCGACGTGCTCTGACCAAACCGCAAGCCGCTGACCGTCAGCGGCTTGCCGCTGTCCAGCCCGGACGCTGCCGATGTGGCCCCGGGTTCATCCTCCAGCGGCCAGTACGCCAGCGGCCTCCCCGCCGGGATGCGGCGCCGCATGGCCGACTGGAGCGGGGGCTGGCCCTGTCCGAGGCGGCGGAGGATCCCGGAGACGGTGATGTCGGTGCGGGCTTCCCCGTCGTAGTCCGGCGTGGACAGGTCGCCCCATGGCCAGTGCGGCGCCCACTCGTCCACGGTGCCGGTGACGTGCGGCACCCAGTCGGTGATCTCGGCGCCCTCGGCCAGGGTCCATGCCTTGCCCGTGCTGTCCGTCCACGACGTTGTGCCGGGCGCTACGGCCCGCAGGTCCGGGCTGGCCAGGATGGTCCCGCCGATGCCGTTGCGCAGCTCGGCGCGGTAGAGGCGGCCGACGGCGCCGAGGCGGTTCTCCGTCGTCACGCGCCCCAGGCGTAGCGGTGTCGCGTCCGCCTGAAAAACCGTCGTAGTGCCGGAGGTGATGATGGGCTGGCCGAGGATCGTCCAGGGGCCATCCAGGGACGGTGCGTGCCAGAAGGTCGTGGCGTGCCCGCCGTCGCCGTTGTTCACGTCGAGGGTGGCGCGCAGGGCGAATCGCTGCCCCGCGCCGTAGGGGAGGACGTCTGTCGAGTTCCGCTCCTGCCGGACACCGGACCCGTTGGCCCACACCAGCAGCAGGCCGCCCTGCATGTCGGCCGCCAGGTGCCACATCAGGGTGCCGTCGGTCCGGGACCGTCCGATGATCTCCTGGGCGATGGTCTGCCACGGCCGTCGGCCGCCGGGCGTAACGTCGCGGTACTGAGCGGCGACGCGGTCGAGGGCGACCTCCGCACGGACATCGAGGTCGGTGACCGTCAGGCCGGACGTTGCGACTGTGGCGGCGCGTGCCCCGCTGGCGGGCAGGCGCAGATGCGGCCCGCCGGCCTGGACGGACAGCCGCGCGGGTACGCCGAGCCGCACGTGCGGGTAGTGCGCACCACCCGCGTGGCCCGGCGTGTAGTCCCCGCCGTTGTTGACCAACTCGAGCCCGGTCGAGGCCGGGCGGGTCTCCCCGCCCTCCTCACCCCGGCCGCGGGTGATGGTGATCGACTGGTCCTCGACGTGCTCGCTGACGTCGGTCCACGTCCAGGCGGCCGGGTCCCCGGTCGGGTCCGCGCCGAACGCCAGCTCGGTGCGGAGCGGGAGCTTCTGGGGACGGTCGGGCCACGCCATGGGTGCCTCCTACCTGGTTCCGAGGCGCGTCACATCGCCGCCGAGGTCTGTACGGATGGACTGCTGGAGCAGCTCCAGCAGCACGCGAGAAGCCCGGCCGCCGTCCGCGCGGATCACGACCGGCGCCGGAGAGGCCGCCGCACCGGTCGCCACAGCGGCCCGGACCACGGGCACGTCCGGCGTCTGCACCAGCCGCTCCACGCGCTGGTCCAGGTCGCCCTGCCCCGCGTCGATGCCGACCTCGACACCGGCGGGAATCCACTGGCCGATCTGGTCGGCGAACAGGCGCGACGGCGAGCCGATGCCGAGGGCGTTCTTCGCCGCCGACAGGGCCGACGACGCCAGGCCCCGCAGCCGGCTGAACAGCGCACCCGCGGCGTTGCTGACGCCACGCACGATGCCGTTGACGATGTCCCGGCCCACGCCGACGAAGCGCGAACCGATGCCCCGCACAGCCGACAGGGCCCCGTTCAGGGCCCCCGAGATGGAGGACTTCACGGACTGCCAGGCGCCGGAGGTCACCGACTTCACCTTTGACCAGGCGCCGGACACGAGGCTGATCAGTCCGTTGACGGAGCCGAGGGCGATGGAGACGATGGTGGACCAGGCCAGCTTGAGGATCGCGACGACCCCGTCCCAGGCGGCCTTCGCGGCACCCTTGATGCCCTCCCAGGCGGCGGACGCCTTGGCCGCGACCCAGTCGACGGCCGCACCGGTCTGGTCCTTGATCCACTGCCAGGCGCCCCCGATGGTCGCCTTCACGGCCTCCCAGGCGGCGCTGGCCGTGGACTTGATCCACTCCCACGCCTCGCCGAGCTTCACCTTCAGCCACTCGACCGCAATGCCGGTGACTTCCGTGATCCACTGCCAGGCGGCGCGGACAGCGGCGACGATCTCGTCCCAGTAGACGATCGCCAGGACGATGACCGCGATCAGCGCCATGATGCCGAGGACCACCCACGTCATCGGGTTCGCCCAGAACGCCGCGTTGAGAAGCCACTGAATCCCGGTCCAGATCGCCGTCGCAACGCGCACCGCGACGATCGCGCCCTGGTACAGGCGCAGCGCAGCCGTCGCCCCGGCCACCGCCAGCGCGATCCCGCCGACGGCGAAGACGATGCCCTTGAACGCACCCTCGTTGTCCGACACCCAGCCGGCCACGCCCGCCAGCGCGGGCGCCAACTCCTGCGCGAGGGACATCGTCAGGTCCCGCATCGCGCCCTCGAAGACCCTTGCCGGGTCCGCCGCGAGCGCGTCCGTCAGCTTTCCGCTCGCCCCCGCCGCCTCGTCCATGCCGGACGCCGCCGCCGCGGTTGCAGGGTCCATCGCCCATAGGGCCTGAGCACCCTCGCCGGCCATGTCGCCGAATAGCTCGACGGCTGTGGCCGCCTTGTCCGAGTCAGGCGGCAGCTCCCTGAGCGCGTCCAGCGTCTCCTGGAGGGCTTGTGCCGCATCCGGACCACCCTTGCGTACCTTGTCCAGCATGTCGCCGGCGTTCAGGCCGAGGGCCTCGAATCCAGCCGTGGCCTTGTCGGTCTCCTCGGCCGTGATGCGGGCGAACTCGTGGAGGACGTCGGCGGCCTGGTCGATGTCGCGGCCGCCAGCTTGCACATACTGCGACATCAGCCCGAAGGCGGTTTTCGCGTCCAGGCCGATGTTGGCCAGGTGGATGCCGTACTCGCCTACGGCGGCGGGGAGGTCGGCGCGCATCGAAGCGGGGAACGCCTGCGCAGCCCGAGTCATCGTGTCGAACGCCTCTGTGGCGTCCTTCGCCAGGCCGGTCTTTACGAGGGCACCCGCCGCGGTGGCGGCCTCGCCGACGTCCCACTGGAACGTCTCCGCGAGGCCAAGCGCGGTCGTGGTGAGCTGCTGCAGCTCGGCGTCCGAGGTGGCGCCGAGGTCGGCCACCGAGGAGGTGACCGCGCCGACGGCCTCGGACACCTCGCCCATCGACTCGCCGAACCCGGCGGAGAAGACCTCGCCGGAGATGGCGCCGACCCGGGCCGCTTCCGCCTCCGTCAGGCCCAGCTGGGCCGTGAGCTTGGCGGTGGCCGACGAGGCGTCCATGGCGGCGGCCAGGCCCACGCCCAGCGCGCCGGCGATGCCGACGCCGGCCGCCGTGCCGATCGGGCCCATGCGCTCTGCCGCCGCAGACGCACGCTCCTCGAAGGAGGAGCCGAACTCGCGCCCGGCCGCCTCGCCGGCCTGCTCGCCGGCGCGGCCCGCACCGGAGGACAGCTCCCGGCCGACCTCCGACATGATGTTGGAGCCGAAGCCCTGGAAGCTGGGGGTGATCTGCACCCACGCGGTACCGACCTGAGGTCCACCGGCCACAACGACCACCCCCGTCTCTCAGTGCGTTCGGGGTTTCGGTCTTGGCCGCTGGCGTCGGAGCAGGGCCCGGCCGCGGTCGATCAGCCGGTCGCGGGCCTCGCCGCGCGTCGCCTCGATCTTGCTGGGGCGCGGCAGCGGCTTCGGGGCGCTGCCCGCGCTGCTGGCCTTCTTCGACCGCTGCCAGTTCGCCACCGACAGGGCGTCGAAGTGGCCGGCGGCCAGCTCGATGTCGAGCGGGTACACGCCGGACTCGCGGGACTTCGCCCACGCCAGCGCGCTGCGGGACGTCTTCGGGATGACCTGGACGAGCCGCCACAGCCGCCCCCACGTGAGGTGCGGCGCGCCGATGTCGTCCAGGTCCAAGCCCATCAGGAGGAGGTCGTGCTCTATCTCCCCGCCGTACTCACTCAGGAGGTCGGCGAGGGCGAAGATTCCCCCAGGTCAGCACCCTGGGCCTGCTTGTACTCCTCCAGCAGGAGCGCCACGTCGTCCGACCGGCCGCCCGCCGCCACGAACTTCTCGTACTTCTCGGCGCCCATCAGCTCGCGGACGAAGGGGACGTCGCCGTCCTCGCGGCTGCGGCGGGCCAGCTCCTTGACCCGGTCCGGCCAGAAGCCGGGCACCGGGATCGTGTACGGCTTGCCCTCGATGGTGATGGTCAGCTTGTCGCCGCCCTTGCGCTGTGCGGCGCGCTGCCGCAGCTCGGCGAGGTCGAACGTGGTCTTCCCGTGGCTCATGCGCGGTCTCTCCCTGCGCGCGGTCGTGGAAAGGGAAGGGGCGCCCCCGGACCGCGCATGGCGGGGGCGCCCCGGTCAGGGGTGGATCAGGGGGTGGGGTCAGGGACCGTCGGCCGGATCGCCGCCGGGTTGTTGGTGACCTCGATGAGGCTGACGCCGCGGACCACGCCGTCGACCGACAGGGAGGTGACCTTGGCGAGCAGCGTCATCTCGTAGAACGTCAGCTCACCGGCCGTGTGGCTGGTGTCGCCCATCTCGTCCACGACGAGGTTCGGGATCGCGATGCGTTTCCAGATGCCGCCGTCGACCAGGTCGAGGATGCCGGTACGCACGTCCTCGCCGGACTGCTGCTGCACCACCGTCTTCGTGATACCCGCCGTGGTGGTGACCACCGAGTCCGGGTACCGGAGGCTGGCCACCACCCAGTTGTCCTCCAGGGCCTGGATCTGGAAGGTGTGGTCATCCTCCGTCACCGCAGTGCGGACGATGCTGTTGCCCTGCCAGCCGCGGAATCGCTCCACGGTCCTGTTGCGGCCCTGGGTCGGGCCGTCCTCGGACAGCCAGCCGACCTCGTAGAACTCGTCGCCGGGCGGCTGGAAGACGCCGGCCTCGTCGTAGACGTTGGGGATCTCGTCGAGGTCGGGCATCGGCTCCCCAGGCAAGGTCACCCACAGCCCGGAGTCGAAGCCGTACCACGCCCGCGCATTCGCCGTATCCTTCGCCACGGCGCACTCTCCTTCTCTTAGGTCGGGACCGCGCCGCGGACCGACAGAACTACCGTCAGCAGCACCCGCGGAACGTCCGAGGGTGCGTCGGGGATGAGGTTGGGGCCGGCGTCCTCACCGAACTGCCGGACCGCCGGGACGTGCTGCGGCATCAGGCCGAGCTGGTACCGGGCAAGGCTGGCGATCTCCATCGCCCGCTCGTCCGTCTCCGCCCACACCTGCACGTCGAGGCGGGCGTCGTCCACCAGCGGGTTGCGCCGCGGGCCGCCCACGCGCCGCAGCACCACGAACTCGACCGGCCGCGGGCGCGGGATGCGGGAGCCGACCTGGACGCCGCCGAGCCGGTCCCGCAGGTACTGCGTAGTCAGCAGCGTGACGTCCGGCCACGCCACCACGGGCGCCGCCATCAGTCGCCCGCCGCGTCCATCGCGCCGCCGAGGAACCGGTGCTTCGCCTCCGCGTGCAGCACGCCCGGGTGCTGCGCCACGACGATGCCGCGGGCGCGGTCCCGGCCGACGCGGGTCGACGCCTCGATCTCGATCCGGCCCTCCTGCATGCGGGGGGCCGCCGCCTGTGCGGCCGCCCGGACTGCCTGCGCCCGCCGCTCGAGGTCCGCCCGCACCCCGCCGGAACGGGCCAGTTTCCCGATCCCGTCGTAGTTGATCTCCACCCGCACTCGTGCGCGCGCCATGATCAGCCCTCCATCCGCTGCATCAGCAGCTCCGTGTGAGCGAGCCGGCCGGTCGGACCGCGCCAGCGGTCCACGTCGCCGTCGATCACCCACACCTCGCCCTGCCACTCGATCCGGTCCGTCGACTCGATGTCCGCAGAGATCGGGCCGAACAGGCGCCGGGACCGCTCGAGCCCCTCGCGGGGGATCGTCTCGGCAGCCGTCTGGCGGGCACCCTGCACCGGCTGAACCCGCCAGCCCGGCAGAGGCGTTCGCTCGGCCGCCGCCCAGTCGCGGCGCGGATTGCCGTAGGGGTCCGTCGTCAGCGGGGCCCGCACCCGCACGATCGTGTCCCGGTGCCACCCGAAGCTCATGGGCGCAGCTCCAGCCGGTAGCGGTCCAGGACACGGCGCTCAGCCTCCGTGAGCTGTCCGCCCGCGCCCGAGTCCGTCGAGGCGCCCGACGTGCCGTAGGAGACGGACTCCCCGCCCGCCTGCTCCGACGACACGCCCACCGGCGCCGTCCGCACCCGGGCCGCGATCCCCAGCATCACGCTGCCGACCGCGCCCGGAGGCTCCATGTAGCCCGACTCCATGACGACCCGCAGCCGGCGAGGGCCGTCCGGCCAGCGGCCGCACCGGTACAACCAGCCGCCCTCCGACCAGTCCCAGCCGCCCGCCACCGGCTCCCACGCGTCCGGGCCGGTCGCGGCCGGCGGGCGGGTCTCCACCGAGGACACCTCGTGCAGCATCATCGTGGGCAGGCCCGCCACAGCCCCGCCCACCGAATCCACCGTCACGGTCTCCACCAGCCGAGGCCACACCCGCCAGCCGCAGTAGTCGTGCAACATCTCCGCCGCCTCGGCGAGGAGATCGTCCGCCTCCTGCTCCGTCAGATCAGCCATGCCCGGACGGCGCCTCAGCCGGTCCCGCAGCTCTACCAGAGCAGCCATGACGACCTCCTCGCCGAGATCAGCTCTCTGACGTCGCCGACTTGTTCGCCGGGCGGCGCGCCTTGTTCGCCACCGGGCGGCCCTTGGCCCGCGTGACCTTCCGGACCCGCTTCGGGTCCGCCTTCTCCGCAGCGTCCGGGGACAGCTTCATCGTCACCGTCACGCCCGAGGCGATGTCGACCTCGTACTCTTCCAGCCGTGCCACGGCCTTCTCCTTGTCTGTGAGGCGGGCCCGGCCGCGTTCGGCCGGGCCCGTGGACTGCTACGACCAGGCGGCTCAGGCGCCGCCCTCGTCCTCCGCGAAGAGGGTGACCTCGCAGAACGCGCTCGGCTGGTACACGGCGAGCATGAGGCGCTCCTCCACCCGGATCGCGACCCGGTTGTGGATGAAATCGTCCTGGTCGCTGTTGGTCATCTCGACGGAGACGCCGCCCTTGCGGAGCACCTGGCCGCCGACCGCGAACGCACCGACCAGGACGGTGCCCTGCGCGATGGCCGAGGTGACGACGGTGTTCTGGCCCCACACGCCCGGGGACATCTGGATGCCGTTGTTGCCGTAGGCGCCGGTGAACGGGCCGCCCGCGAAGTACTGCTCGTTGGCGTCGCGGGACAGGCGGAGCCGCTGGTAGTCGAGAGGGTTGATGACGACCGCGTCGACCGGCAGCTGCGTGGCCAGCTCCACGGCGGTCATGCCGCGGAAGATGGCGTCCAGGTCGTCGTCCGCCGACGCGCTCACCTCGGTGAGCAGGCCGCTCCGGTTCAGCAGGCCGGTCATGTTGCCGCCCGTGCCACTCCCGTTGAGGAGCTGCGCCTCCTCGGCCAGCACCAGCCGCAGGCGCATCTGCGACTCGATGACGCTGACCAGGTACGCGGTGTCCTGGAACGCCTCGTCGGAGATCTTGGTGATACCGGCGATCTTCGAGAGGGTCTCGACCTCGGGCTCGAAGTCGAAGTTCACCGCCGGCTTCTCGCCCAGCTCGGGAACCACCGCGAAGTCGCCGGTGGTCGGGCCCTGCACGTAGTACGTGAGGGTCGTCGCCGACATGGTGCCGGAGCCCAGCAGCTGGGCGACCGTCGGGCGCCGCAGCGTCTCCGGAACGACCTGCCCGTACTGGGTCTGCACCAGCCCGCCCGTTGGGCCGCCGGTCGAGAAGTCCTTCGCCTCGAACTCGGTGGTCCGCTGAGAGAACCGACTGTTGACTGAGGCGGCAGCCGCAGCGCTCTTGTACGCGGCGTCCGCCTCCAGCTTGGCCTTCACGCCGACCGGCGCCGAGCCGCCCCCGGACGGCTTGCCGTCCTCGACGGCGAACGCGCGCTTGAACAGGGCGTCGCTCTCCGCAGCCTGCTTGATCTTCTCGGCGCAGTCGTCGGCGGTCGACAGGTGGCCCTTCACCGCCGTCTGCTCGTCCTCGGTCAGGACACGGCCCTCTTCGCGGGCCTTCTCCGCCACGTCCCGGGCGGCCTTGAGCGCCGTCTGGCGCTGCTCGTGCAGGTTCATGCCTGCGCACTCCTCGTCTCGATCTCGATGATGGCCGCCAGTGGGTCGGCGGCGAAGTCGGGCATGGGCGCGATCGACTTGGCCCCGTCGGGCTCCTCGTCGTCGGCCGGCTCCCGCTCCGTGGCCGGGTCCTCTTCCTGGCTCTTCTTCTCGTCGTCCTCGTCCCCGGCCGGAGGCTCCGGCGGGTCGAGAGCGGACAGCACGTCGTCGATCCCTTCGATCGCGACGGCAAGCTGATCGCGCACCTCACGGAGCGCGGACTCGTTCTTCCCGGACAGGGCCCGGCCCGCCTTCACGCCCTCCAGGGCGCGGGCGGCCGCCCGCTCGGTGCGCTCACCGAGGGCCTTGACCGTCTGAAGCTCGGTGGCGGGGTTCGCGCCGACCGGAACGACGGACACCTCGTAGAGGTCGATGTCCCGCAGCTCGAAGACCTCGGCACCGTCCTTCGTGCCCCACCCGGCGTCGCGCACCGAGTAGCCGAAGGAGAACTCCTTGACCCGGCCGCCCTTCAGCAGGCGGTACACCTGCGGCGCCTTCGGGCTGTCCATGTCGAGGCGGGCACGGATCTGAAGCCCGCGCTCCGTCTCCACCGCGTCCACGACGTGGCCGATGTTGTAGTCCGGGTCCGACAGGTTGTGGCCCCAGTACACGGGGATCGGGTAGCCCGACGCGGACCACTCCTTCAGCGACCGGTCGAACGCCCCGGGCATCACCACGTCGCCGTAGCTGTCGACGTTGCCGAACACCGACACGAGCGCGGTGAACTCGCCGGTGCCGGGCGCCTCCGGGCTCTCGGTATCGACTTCGGTGATCTTGACCCGCAGAGCGGGTGCATCCTTGACCTGCACAAATGCCCCCTCGGGCCTAGAACTCGAACTCGATTTCCACCGCGCACTTGCAGCCCGCGCGGTCCGCGTCGTCCAGCGAGCTGTCCGCAGGCCAGCGGGCGCCGTTGCTGAACCGGTCGTCCAGCGGCACGGTCTCCCCGTCCATCCGGCGATGCGCCAGCCTGGGGTTCGTCGAGCGGACGCGCCACGTCTTCGTCGCGCCGCCGCCCGCACCCCGCGCCGCCTCCGCCTGGCCGAACCCCGACAGGGCCGTCACCTGGCTGGACGCGATCTCCGGGACGCGCGAACCGGCCGCCGCCGCGAGCGCCGCCGCCAGACGGGCCTCGGGCGGCATCGGTTCGCCGTCCTCGTCCGTCCGCTCCGCGTCCGCGAGCGCCTCGTCGGCCTCCGCGAGCGTCGCCCCGACGATGCCCTCGGCAACACCGGCAGCCATGGCCGCCAGCCACGCCACCGTCGCTGCCTGGTTGTAGTCCTCGGGCGGCAGCCCCACCTGCTCCAGCAGGGCCTCGGCCGCCGCCGTGGACGTTGCCAGGCCCAGCGTCAGCAGCAGATCCGCCAGCGACGCCTGCCACTCCTCCCGGTCCACGAAGTCCGCCACGGCCTTCACTCGGATCGGGCCGCGCTTCGCCGAGCCGTACCCGGCCAGGACCGCCGACGTGAAGTCGTCGAACCAGCGACCGAGCTGCCGCTCGTACCGGGCCTCGAAGTCGTCAGCCCGCACCGGGTCCGCGCGGACCTTGCGGGCTTTTCCCCGCACCAGCCCCGCCCCCGACGCCTCACGCGGAGGAGCATCCGAACCCAGCGTCGGCGACGGCGCCGAATCCTGCGGCGACGCCTGACCGCCCACAAGGACGTTCAGCGGCGTCACCAACTCGGAGGCGTCACCGCCCAGCGCAGGCATGTTCTGAAGCCCGCGCGCCTCGTCCGCCGTCATCCACGGCCGGCCCACGCTCGCCTGGAGCACGGCCGCCTGCTCCTCGAAGGAACCCCTCAGCTTCTCCGCGAGGTTGAACTCGACGTACCGCTCCTCAGGCTCCCCAAGCATCGGCAGCAGGAAGCCGTTCAGGCGGTCCTGGAGCATCGTCAGCCACGGCCCGAGCGAGTCCCCGTACAGCGACCGGCGGAACTCGCGGACGTTCGAGTAGTTCGCGTTGTCCAGGACGCCGACCATCGTCGGGTTGACCTGGTAGACGGACGCCACCGTCGTCAGGCTCAGGGTGGCCGCCGCGACGAACTCGTCCTCTCGCGCGCTGAAGCCGGTCTTCACCAGCTTCATGCCGTCCTCGAGGATCGCCGTCCCGCCCGCCTCCGGGCCCGACCTGCCGTAGGAGTCCTGCCACTCCTGCTTGAACCGCGCCTTGCCCTTCGAGCCCCACTGTGGTGCGTCCATCGGCCGCTCGATCACCGCGGACGGCTGGCCGCCGCGCTGCCACACCTGCTCGCGGTACTGATACGCGTGCACCTGCTCCGACAGAATCAACTTCAGCGCCGCCACCGGCGACGAGCCGGCCGACGGGTCAGAGGGGTTCCAGCCGTGGAAGACGAGCATCTGCGCGGCCGGGATCACCAGCTGCTCGGCGCCATGCGGCGGCTGCACGATCCAGTCCGCCGGAGCGAACACGCTGCCACCCACCCCCTGCACCACCCACGCCGACGGAATCGGGCGGATCTCCCAGCCCGACAGTGATGCCGCCGACCGCTTCACCCACCAGAACGCCCGGTCGAACAGCGCCAGGTCAGCGACCGTTCCGTAGATCAGCTCGTAGGTCGTCATGTCGTCGTTCGGGCGCCGCAGCAGAGCGGCCACGCCCTCGCCGCGGACCCGCCGCCGGTCTGTGTCGCCGCGCCGGTCGTAGGCGTGGAGGCCGAGTTGGGCCACGTTCCGGGCGATGAAGTCGGTGACCGTCCGGAGGTGCGGCTGCGTCCGCCACAGCTCCGCCGGCTCCATGCCCAGCACGTAGGACTGATCCAGAGGCAGCCACGACCAGCCCCGCCGGTCCCACGAACCGCTCGAGGGCCTCGAGCCCCACCACGTCAGAGACTTCACCCGCGACCAGAAGCCCATGCTGCACCCCCAGTCACGCGACATCCGCCTCGTCGTCGTAGTCGTCATCGTCGTCGTAGGCCGACCTGCGCAGCGGCTTCCGGTTCCGGGCCCGGTCCAGCGCCATGATCAAGCTGACGACGCCATCGATCTTGTCGGCGGAGTGCTTCTTGTCCGGCTTGACGTTCTCCGCCGGGTCCGTCGCGACCGCCAGGTTGTCGATCTGCCAGCGCATTGCCGGGTTCCCGCCGTGCCGCAGCAGCGGCGTCTCCGGCGTCCCCTGCCGCAGCAGGCGCGCCAGCTCCTTCAGTGGCGGGCTCATCGACCGGTAGCCCTGCCGGAACTCCACCAGCGGCGCCTCGTCGCTCAGGAGGTCCGAGACGAGCTGCGTCGAGTTCCACGGGTCGTAGGCGATCTCCTGCACGTTGAAGACCTCGCGGTCCTGGTTGATCGCCTGCCGGATGTGGTCGTAGTCCATGACCTCGCCCGGCGTCACCGTCAGCCAGCCCTCACGCACCCACACATCCGCCGCGCCCGCCGTCCGCTCGTTGAGCTTCCAGAGGTTCGCCTGCGGAGTCCACAGCCGCCACAGGGCCTGGTAGCCCTCGATGCCGGACCCGGCCGGGCCGTTCGGGAACACCAGGCAGAACGCCGAGAGGTCCGAGGTGGCCGCCAAGTCGAGGCCGCCGTAGCACTCCGCCTTCTTGAGCGACGCCCGGTCCACCATCCCGGCGTTCCGGTCCCACTCCGAGAGCGAGATGAACTTCGACTCCTGCTTCGTGCGGATGCCGAGCCGCAGCCGGAGGAAGGACGCCAGCTCCAACGGGTTCTGCCGCGCCTTGGCCGCGGCCTTCTCCATCGACTCCATCGTCGGCGAGTCGCCAGCCGCCAAGCCCGGGTTGGCCTTCAGCCAGGTTTCCGGCTTGAACGGGTCGTCACCCCGCCCCGCCGCGAACACCACGCCGTAGAACGTCGGGTCGACCAGCGCGCCGCGGGCGAGCTTCTCGCAGTACTCGCGGATCTCCGCATACGGCGTGAACGGCGAGCCCGCGTCCGCCGTCGTGGCGTACATGATCAGCGGCTGCTCGCGGGCACCCGTGCCCGTTTCCACCGCCTCGATCAGGTCCCGGGACTTGTGCAGGTGCACCTCGTCCACGAACGCAGCGTGCGGAGACGTGCCGTGCATCGCCTCGCCAGCCGACGACATCACCGAGAAGTACGAGCCCGACCGAGGGTGAAGGATCTTGTCCTTCATCGGCTTCACGTGGCCCTTGAGGTCCGGAGCGTGCGCCGCCAGCAGGCGGACCGGGTCGAAGCAGAGCCTCGCCTGATCCTTGCGGGTCGCCAGCGCGTACACCTGCGCCCCGGCCTCGCCGTCAGCGCACGTCAGGTAGATGCACTGCCCGCCGCCGATCGTGGTTTTCGCGTTCTTCCGGGGGATGTCCAGGTACTGGGTCTGGATGATCCGCGCCGTCCGGCCGTCCTCCGTCGGCCGCACCCACCCGTAGGTCGGGCCGATCAGGTACGCGATCTGCCAGGACCGCAGCGTGATGGGGCGTCCCGACCACTTCCCCTGCGTGTGCCGCAGGCGAGCGAACGCGTCGACCACCCGGTCCACGCGCGCCGGGTCGAAGAACGCGCCCTCGACGTCGCGCGGCTCCGGGGTCTTGTGCTGCGGCGGACAGTTCGGCAGCTCGTACCCACGCTCCAGCAGGTACCAGGCCACCTCCGGCGAGAGCTTCAGCCGGGCCAGCTCGCGCTTCCCGGGGACCTTGACCGCCATGGCCACCCCCTACGCGAAGGGGTTGACCTCCGTCGCCTCGTCCTTCGCCGGCATCCGCGCCCGGGCGGCGAACGACATCCCCAGCTGCTTGGCGTACTCCAGGAACAGCTGGGACTGAGACCGCATCTCGGCGCCGGCCGGGTTCTTCTTCGCCGTCCCGCCGTGCGCCGGGTCGTCCAGCACCACCTCGCCGGCCTGGAGCGCGTTGCCCGCCTTCCGGGCCGCGAGGAAGTGGCGGATCGCCAGCTCCACCGTCGGGCCATCAGCCCTGGTCAGGAGCCCGGCCCGGTCCAGCTCGGGGACGATCGCGTCCCACAGCGCCACCATCTCCGGGTCGTCCGGGAAGCCCGGCGGCTTCGGAGGCGCCGACGCGTCGACGCGCTCGGCCACCGTGCCCGCCGCAGCGCCCGGATCGGGCACCGCCTGAAGGTGCTTGGGGATCTTCAGGGGACCACGCGCACCCACCGTCATCACCTCCCTCGCAGCCCGTCACAAAAGGGGGTAACCCCCAGCGGCAGCACGCTCACCACCTGGGCGGTCCCCGGTATGTCCGTTTTGCGCGATGCGGACGCCCCTACCCCCAGTGACCTGCACCTACGTGCGCCAGCCACCGGGCGAGGACCGTGCCGTGTGCCTGTTGTGGCACCCTTCGCACAGCCCGCGACCGTGCTGCGGGTCGTTAGGGTCCTCACCGTCCGTGACCAGCTGCCGCCGGGTCCGGGGCCAGTGGTCGGCCACGGTGGACAACTCGTCGCAGTCGCCTGCCGCATGGAGCGGCCGGCCTGCCCGCTGGCAGTCCTGGTCGCATCGACACACGGGATCACGCGCGAGGATGGCGGACCGGAAGCGCCCTCGGTGATGGCGCCCGTACCCGCGCTGGTGGGCCGTCCCACGCCTCCGGTCTACCTCCCGGGCCTCCCGGGGGGTGCACGTCGGGCAGGGGGGTCCTGCGGGGACTACCGCCCGGCAGGACATGCAGACGCGCGGGGGCCGACCAGGCATGGTCACCCCCGGGGGTATGTGGGTCAGTTACCTGCGGGCTTGGGGCAGTTCATGGTGCTGTCCAGGTCTGGCCAGTCGGCTCGGCAGACGACGAGGGCAGCGTCCTCAGTGCGGACGACGCTGATGGTGACCGCGCTGGGTCCGTCGATGGTCTTGGCGTACTGGCGGATGCCAGCCTCAGCCGTTTCGGCCGTGGCGTCCGGCATGAGGAGGTCAACGCGGCCGATGCCTCCAGCGGGCAGCTTCTCGACGATGGCCTCGTAGGTGACGCTCTCGTTCGTCTCACCCTCGCTGCTGCTACAGCCGGTGAGGAGCAGGCCGGCGGTGAGCGCGGCCAGGACGGTGGTGCGGATGCGCATGGTCCCCCCTGGGATCAGGTCCAGGGGGCATCGTGCGGCACGGGGGGTGGGGCTGGGGGCGTCGTGGCCGAGTCGTGACACGACGAAGCCCCGGCGGTGGGCCGGGGCTTCGGTGGTCTTGGTCAGTCTGCCGTGGGGCATAGCTGTCCGTCGCGATCGTGACACGGCGTTGACCTGCGCGTCAAGGTGCGCTGTGGGGTGGGGCGGTGGCGGCTGAGGCTGGCGATGTCGGCGGCGGTGAAGTAGGGGTATCGGGCGGTTCCGCCGGCTCGGGTGAGGCGGCCGCGGCGGACGGCTTGGCGGATGCCACTGGGGGTGATGCCGAGGACGGCGGCGGCCTGGTCGGTGGTGAGGTGGCCTGGTGGGACGTACAGGAGCGCCATGCCTCCATCGTCCTACACCGGCGGGGGCGGGCGCTCATCTGTGAGGGACACCCTGTCCCTTGCAACTCCACCGAACGGAGTGGCAAACCCCTTCTCGCCTGACCCGGAGGCAGCGACAGAGGGACAGCGTGTCCCGCTGTGCTGTCCGCCCGCCCGCGCGGGGGAGGGGCCAGCTCGCGCCCCCACAGAGGGTCAGGGTGACCACCTGTCGTCCCGGTGGGGGCGGCTCTCTGCGTCCGTCAGGTTGACGGACGCAAACCGGCTCACGCCCGCCCGCGCGGGGAAGGGATTTGTAAGGTCCCAGCAGGACCTTACAAATCCGGCTCACGCCCGCCCGCGTGGAGACTGCGGCGGACAGTCTGTCCGCCGCAACCGGCAGCCGCCCGGGTGGGGGCGGGCCCGGTTTCAAGTTGGATGTTATCCAACTTGAAACCAGCCGCCCGCCCGCGCGGGGGCGGGGTCAGTGGCCGCAGTCCTTGACCCACCAGCCGCACTTGCCGCAGAACTCCAGTGGCTCGTCGGCGGCGGTCTGGGCGGGGGTGGTGGCGTCGTTCATGGGTGTCTCCTGGGTGGTCTACAGGGTGGTCTACGGCTGGTCTACGGCCGCTTCTGTGGGCGGCTGACCTGCGTCTACACCGGGTTCGGAAGGGGTGGCCTTCTCGGGGGAGGGGGCCGGGTTGAGGAGGGCCTGGACGTCGGTGCGCTTGATGCCGGAGCGGCCGGTGGCGTCGCCGATGCGGACGCTCTTGTGGATGGTGAGTCCGGCGGTCTGGAGGGCGGCCCGGATGGCGGGGTCGGTGAGGCCGGTGCCGGAGGGGGTGTTGCGGAGGGCGGGGTACAGCTCGGCGAGGTGGATGCCGGGCCGGTCGCCGATGAGGTGGAGGACGCCGTCGAGGAGCTGTCGGCGGTGGTCGGGCGGGAGGGGGCGGGTGACGCGCCAGCAGGCGTAGAGGTAGCCGAGGGTGGCCGGCCACATCAGGTGGGGGCTGATGAGCAGCGCGGAGCCCGCGAGGTAGGCGATGACGCCGAGGGCGGTGTAGCGGGCGGCGGCCGAGCGGGGCTGGCCGAGTTCCTTGGCCCAGGCGCCGAGGCGCTTGAGGAGGAGCCGGTGGCCGGCGGTGAGGCGGGCAGCGGTGCGGCGGAGGGCCCCGCCGAGGGTGTCGGTGTCGGTGACACCCTCGGCGGGCTGGGGGGCGGTGGCCATCAGATGACCCCGAGGATGCTGTCGCCGACCGAGTTGACGAGGGGGATGACGGCGAGGGCGAGGGTTCCGGCGGCGCCGGCGCTGGTGCCGAGGGTGGAGCCGCAGACGGCCCCGAAGACGACCGGCTTGTGGTTGGTCTCCTTCATCTTCTTCCAGAGGGCGAAGAGGGCAACGAACGCGCCGACGGCGATCAGGGCCCCGCCGGCGCTGAGGGCGGGGAAGGCGGTGGAGCCGATGGCCTGGCCGCCTGCACCGGTGGCTCCTGCGAGGGCCTTGTCGCCGACGCCGTTGGCGCCGCCGCGGACCCAGCCGGAGACGGTGCCGAGGAGGCCGCCGGTGCAGGCCGCGGCGAGGAGGCCGAGGGCGATGCCGGAGCCGAAGGGGGTGAGCGACTTCCAGTCCTTGGTCTTGCTGCCCTTCTGGCCGTGCCACCAGCGGAGCCCGTACCAGATGAGGACGGCGATGCCGACGGCGAGACCTCCGGCGGTGATGGGCGTGTTCACGTGGTGACTCCTGTCATGAGGTAGAGCAGGGCGGTGAGCCAGGGCATGGAGAGGGCGACGCCGAGGACGGCGGCGGCGAGGAGGGTGCGGTGGAGCCAGGTGCCGCGGTGGTGGTCGAGGAGCCAGGTGGCGCCGAGGACGGCGGCGGCGATGACCCAGGCGGCGGAGGTGGAGGCTTCGGTGCGGACGGTGGTGAGGAGGGTGCCGAGGGCGGTGGCGGCGGAGTAGCCGCCGAACACCGGGGCCAGCGCGGCGGCGACGGCGGTGGTGTTGCGGAGCCAGCGGCGGCGGGGCCGGGCGGCCGGCGGGTCTGGGGTGACGACGATGACCGTCGGCTCCGGCGCGGGCCCGTAGGCGGGCGGGTAGTTCGGGGGCGGCGGGATCAGCGTCACGGCTGCACCTCGGCGTCGAGGAGTGCGCGCATCCGCTGGGCTCGTGCCTGGCCGATGCGCAGCCCGGCCTGGAGTGCACGGAGGGGCGCGGGCCGTTCGTGGTCGCGCCGGTGTTGGGCGTCGAGGCGGCGGGCGTCGGGCAGCAGCGCCCGGTCCGCATCCGCATCCGGCGCATCCGCATCCGGTGCATCCGGGGCGCCTTCGGGTGCATCCGCGTCGTCCTCGGGTGCATCCCGGCCGTCGGCGTCCCGGTCGCGGCGGGCCAGGCTGCGCAGCGCGACCTCTACCTGGGTGGTGGAGACGACGATGCCGTGGCCGCCGAGGAGCGCGCGCAGCTCCTCCACCGTGGCGGCGGGATGCGCACCCGCGACGGCGAGTGTGGCGTCGAGCGGGTGCATCTCCCGCAGCTCGCGGGCGGCCGCCGCCTCGGGCCGCTGGACGGGCCGGACCGGCTCGCGGGGCGGGTCCCACGGCGAGGGCAGGTCGAGGGTGGGCAGGGCGCGGGAGTGCAGCCGGGTGGCGAGTGCGCCGAGGAGTGCGTCGCGCTGGGCGCGGGATGCGCCGACCTGGGCGCGGCCGACGGCGCGGTCCAGGCGCCACTCCAGGCGCGCGGTGCGCCAGGCGGTGCCGCGGTTCTGCCGGAGGGCGAGCTGGGCGGCGAGGTCGACGGCGCGGGCGGTCCACCGGTCGCGGGTGATCTGCTCGGCGGTGCGCTCGCGGGCGGCGAGGCCGAGGCGGGAGAGGAGCCTGGCGCGCACCTCTCGGCCGAGGGTGGCGGCGAGGCCGCCGGTGAGCGCCTCGGGGCGCCGCACGCGGACCTCCAGGCCCATGGCGAGGTGCCAGAGCAGGCCGGCCATGACGGGCCCGAAGAAGGCGCGGACGGTGCCGCCCCACAGCCCGCTCTCGGCGTAGGCCGGGACGATCTGGACGGCGGTGATGAGCCAGACGAGGGCGCCGGGGACGCCGGCGCTGCCGGTGCCGTCGTCTCCGGCGGTGGCCTTCTTGCGGGCGCGGGCGCCGATGGCGCAGGCGAGGAGGGCAAGTTCCCCGGCGGCGAACATCACGGCGCGCTCGGTGGTGTCGGTCATGCCGAGGTGGCTTTCGGCGAACCGCCAGCTGGTGTCGCCGCTGTAGGCGGTGCAGAGGGCGGCGGCGGCGCCGAAGACGAGGACGAAGCCGGGCGGCCAGTCGAGCCCGCGCAGGCGGCGGGCGGCGGCCCGGAGGAGCAGGGCGAGGGCGAGGGCCACCATGAGGGTGATGGCCGCGGTGGGCCAGGGGTTCGCCCCGGCCCACCGCAGGAGCGTGTCGGTCACTGGCGCCGCTCCCGTGCCTGGAGGGCGGCGAGGTGCCGGGCGGTGCGCCGGAGGGCGACGGCGGCCTCGACCAGGCCGGCGGCCATGGCTTCGAGCCCGGCCGGGCCCATCGGGTACCAGTCGCCGTCGATCTCGACGTTGACGAAGGTGCCGGTGCCGGTGGCCAGCTCGGTGAACGGACGGCGGGTGAGGGTGGTGGTCAGCAGGGTGCGGGGGCCGCTGCTGGTGGGCACCGGGATGCTGGTGTCGGGGCCCTTGTGGTCGATGTCGACGCGGTAGGTGGGGAAGGGGGCGTTCTCGTGGTCCTCGGTGCACCAGCCGGGGCACGGCGTCTCGATGGTGCCGTGGTCGACGGTGCGGATGCGGACGATGCGCTCGCTCATCGGGCACCGCCGATGGCCCGGTCGAGGAGCAGGGCGTACTCGCCGCGGGTGATCTGGCGGTCCCGCTCGATGCGGGGGGCGAGGTCGAGGGCGGCTCGCTCGGCCTGCTCGGCGCGGCCGCTGCCGTACCCGAACTGCGCCTCGGAGTACCGCAGGAGGAGCGCGTGCCGGGTGGCGTCCCGCATGGGGTCGGTCGGCCGTTCGCTGCGCAGGCGGTGGGCGAGGCGGGTCAGGAGGGCGACGGCGTCGTGCCGTTCGGTGGTGGTGGTCACCGGCCCTCACCCCGTTCGGCGTCCAGCGCGATGACGAGCTGGCGCAGGGTGACGTGCAGGTCGACGGCCGCCGAGATCATCTGGTCGTGCGAGTGGATGTTCTCCGTGGCGTGCTTGGTGAGGGTTTCGCGGGCCTCATCCAGCGCCAGGCCAACCGGCTTCACGCTCGGGGTTGGGTCCTGCACGGGGTCGAAGAGGGCGGTGTAGGCCGTGGGCTTGTTCATCGGGCACCGCCGTTGGTGACGGTGCCGCGGCCGCCGTCGGGGGTGCAGATGGTGGTGACCGTGCGCCCGGCGCGGCGGGTGATGAGGCCGGCCGCGACGAGGCGGCGAGGGCTGACCAGCGGCCGCGTTGGCACGCTAGGGTTCTGGTGGTCCATGACGAGGTCCTGTCTCGTTCGTGGGCAAGTCCCCGGGTGCGGCGTTAGCGCGCCGTCCGGGTGGCGTCAGGGAGTCGGGCGGCGCGATCGCCTCCGCGGTGTTCCAGCACCGGGGAGAGCTGCTGTCCGGCTCCCGTTCTGCGTTATGTGGTTGTGGTCGGGCCCTTGATGGGGGCGTGCTTCTTGATGGCGTTGTCGATGGCGGTCCAGCTCTTCCCGAGGTCTCGGGCGACGTCCGCCTTGGTGCCGAGTTCCGCAACGCCTTCCAGTAGCGCTACGGCTCGTCTCTTGGCGGCTTCGGACGTGAGTTTCTTGAGCTGTTCCAGCAGCTCGTCTTCCTCACGAACCCGGTCCCGCCAGGGTCGGGGTTCCATCGCGCTCACTCTATCCAACCCGGGGTTGGATAGCAACCTGCTTGCGCTCAACACGCCGTCACCGCGCGCCCGTTCGGCCCGGTCACGCGGCGCTCGGCAGGAGGCCGGCCAGGGCGAGGAGGTCGCTCGGGCCGTACACGCAGCCGCACCAGGCGCAGGTCACCCGGGACTCGCCCGGCCGGTGGTAGACCACCGCGCCGCACACCACGCCCGACGGATCGATGGCGACGCACCCCCCGACCCGGCGGCGGCGGGCCTCGTCGCGGTTACGGTCCACGACCGACAGCACGTCACCCTCCAACGCCCGGACCTCCGCCGCAAACTCGGCGGCGACCGGCCACCACGCGGCGACCCAGTCGAGGTCGGCGGCCAGGCCCCGCGCGGCCGCCTCCACCCGGCGGGCGATCGGCCCCACGCGCGGCGGGGCCGCCACGCGCCGGTCGGCGCACACCGCGGCCCGCCAGTCCTCCAGGACGCCGACGATGCCGCCCGGCCCCCGCAGCGACAGGGCACCCTCGTCCACGGGCAGCCCGGCCTCGGCGGGCCGGGTGCTGGTCCGCTCCCCGGTCGCCGGGCCCGGGGTGAGGAACACTTCCAGCTCCTCGTACAGGCGGGGCATGCGGGCGAGGCGGCCGGCGGTCTTCGCCGTGCAGTCGTCGCACAGGTAGCCGCCGGTCAGCGGGGTCTCGCACAGGCCGCAGGTGGGGCTGGCGTTCACGCGGCGAGTCCTTCCGTGTCGGGCCAGGTGCAGCCGTCGAGGCCGCGGCGGTGGGTGTCGGGGACGACGGCGAGGGGCTGGCCGAGGTGGTGCAGGCCCATCGCGAGGAGGACGTAGGCGTCGGCCTGGTCGTAGCGGCCGGGCCCGTCGCACTCGACGCCGTACCGCTGGCGAACCTCGTCGCGCACGGCGCCCTTGGAGCCGGAGCCCTTGCCGGTGGCGTACAGGGCGCGGCACGACGGCGGGACGACGGCGTAGGGGATGCCGCGGCGCCAGCAGGCGTGGCGGACCATCACCCGCAGGCCTGCCAAGTCCTCGTGCCGGTGCCGCACGCCGCCCCCGAACGAAGGGCCCTCGATGACGACGAGGTCGGCGCCGCGGATGTGGTCGACCACGGCGTCGAGGATCAGCGCGAGCCGCGGGTGGGAGCGGAGCTTCGCCCGGGGCCGGATCGTCGTCGTCCACCCCTCCCCGGCGACGCCCGTGCAGGTGAGGCTCAGGTCCAGGCCGATCACCCGCGGCGCCGTCGGGGCGGGGGCTCCAACCTGCGTGGTGCTCTCCACCACGGAGGCCGGGCCGGTCTCGACCATGTTGCGCACTTCCGCAACATGGTCGTCCGCCGCCAACCGTGGCGATACCGCAACGGTTCCGGCCGCCGACCACGGGGATACGCCCACAGTTGTTGCCGTCTGAGCAACACCTGTGGGGCTCTGCCCCACAACTGCCGCCCCGGTCTGCGTTGCTGTCTGAGCAACCGAGGGGGTAAGCCCACGGTTGGCGGTCGTCTCTTCAAGGGGGATCATGCGAGCTTTCCTCCGGTGGGGCGCCAGGCGGTGGGGTTCAGGTGGCGATGAACAGCTGTGGAAGTTCCCTGAGCTGCCGCCAAGAGGTGAGGTAGGCGTAGGCGGGAAGCAGATCCGCGATGCTCTCCGTGGTGGCCTCGGGGCCAGCGACGTTTCGCACCAAGGGCCAGAGCCCTTCCGGCGATCCGCCCTTGTACGCCTGGATGAACGCCCCGCGGACGGGCCCGTGGAACTGAACACCGCGGTGAGTGAAGCGGGTGAAGCCGTGAACGCCGTGCGGCGAGTTGCTGACGATCCTGACCGGGTTGGGGTTCGAGGTCGCCTTATGTGGGGTCTGCGCCCGAAGCCCGTCCGCAATCAGCGCCTCGACGTACAGGCCAGCGTGGAGGTGGCGGTAGGCGGCGGCAGTCGGTTCCTCAACCCGCGCCCGACGCAGCTCGGAGCCCTTCTGCCAGACGACGTGGAGGTGTTGGGCATCGTCGGCGCACTTGTCGGGGTGATAGTTCACGCGGCCCCAAGCTTCTCCAACGAGCGTGGCACGAAGGGGGTGGAGGATCGTCTCCTCTTCGAGCTGCCGGAAGAGGGAGAGGGTGACCTGCTTGCCGCTGATGGTGAGGGCTCTTACTTCGACGGACGCCGTCGTGATCGTGGCGTTCTGGGGGGTGAGTCGCTTGGTCATCAGTAGTCCTTCTGATTGTGGGTGGCTGCGAGGGCCCGGGCATAGGCAGCCCGCGCCTCGGCCAGGTGGCGCCGGTTGGCACGGGCCTGGGGCAGCATGCGCACGGCGGTCGCGAGCAGCAGGACACCAAGTAGCACGGCGGGGGCGACGAGTTGGAGGTGGGTGGTGGTCACGTCAGGGCTTTCCCGTCGAGGGTGTGCTGGCCGGGCCGGGGCTCGGGCAGGAGTCGGAGCGTGAGGCGGTCGGCGTGGCCGAGGCGGTGGAACTCGGCGGTGAGGGCGGCCGCGTAGTGCTTGGGCAGGAACGCGTACCGGGTGGTGAGGTCGTAGGGCCCGCGGCCGTCGGCGGCGACGGTGCGGAGGGTGTCGTCCAGGCGGTTCCAGCGGGGGCCGGGGGTGACGCGGGCGAGCATCCACTCGGGGTCGAGGTAGCCGTTGCGGTCGAGGTAGCGCCGGCGGGCACCGCGCTCCCAGCCGGTGAAGGCGGGCAGGAACTCGGGCTCGGGTGTGGTGGGCATGGTGGCTCCGGGGGCTGCTTGACCTCGTCCCGGGACGAGGTGGTGGTTGATGTGCTGCTGCGTGTCCTCGTCCTCGTCCCACCTAAAGAAGTGGGACGAGGGACGAGGTCACACGACCTCGTCCGGGACGAGGTGGGACGAGGTCGGACGAGGTCGTTTCGGGGGTGGAGGGTGAGGGGTGGTGTGACAGATCGGTACAAGATCGGGCATTCGACCTCGTCCCGAGGTTGGGACGAGGTCAGGCGGCCTCCTGTTCGTCCGGTTCATCACCACTTGTGGAGGGCTTCGACAGGCTGTGAAGGTAGGCGCCGCGGCTGCCCCTCTCCGCCACGATCTGCCGCTCGTCCACCAGGGCGGCGACCGCCCGGCGGATGTCCGTCGCCCGGCCGTTCACGCGGTCCTCGATGCCCTTGCCCGTGAGCGGGTCGGGCGCCTTCCGCAGGGCGTCCAGCACCTTCCGCTTGAGGTCGGCCAGGCGCCGCTCCTCGTCATCCGTCTCCCGCTCCTCGTCGGTGCGCTGCGAGGGGGCGTAGAGATGCGCCTCGGCGAACTCGGCGCTCTCGGACTTGACGACGAGGTCGGCGTACCAGTGCATGCCGGTCTTGTGGGGCAGCCCGTTCTTCCGGATCTGACCGGGCCGGTCCTTGGCGATGCGCACGATGGACTTGCCCGTCACGCCGACGCCGAACGGCCGGTGGTTCTCCAGCTGGTACATGACGCCGTTGAGGCCGTTGAGCTTGTGGACACCGCCGATGCTGTACCGGCCGCGGTTCTCGTTGGACTTGACGACGTGGTCGAGGGTGACGACGGCGGCCCCGGCGTCGGCCAGCGGGCGGAGCAGGGTCCGCCCGAACTTGGCGATGTCGGTGTTGTCCTTCAGCTCCAGGCCGAAGAGGGACATGCCCTCCGTGACGCCATCCACGATGGCGAGCGTCGGCTGGTGCTGGAGCGTCGCGGCGAGGTCGACCAGGTCGATGTCGCTCGGCTTCGCCTCGGGCCGCACGTAGTGGAAGCGCTCCAGGATGCTGCTGGGTGTGGCGCCGAGGCACAGCAGGCGGCCGACGACTCCACCGGCGTCGTCCTCGAAGTCGATGTAGAGGACGTGGTTGCCGTCGTTGATCTCTTGGAGGCAGGCGATGAGCGCGAACCAGGTCTTGCCCGCCTCGGACTCGCTGGCCACGCTGTTCATCCGCCCCGGGTAGAACAGGCCGACGCCGTCGTCGCGGCGGCCGACGGTGGGCTGCGGCGGCTTGTACGTGCCGTCGAGGACGCTGGCGAGATCCTGGGCCGCCCAGGTGCGGGGGGCGTTCTCGCGCACCGGCTCGTCCTGCGCGTCGCCCCAGTCGTAGGGCGGCGGCTCCTCGCCGTCGGGTCCGAAGTACGCGTCCATCGCCGCGTCGATGCCGGTGGTCATGCCGTCCGCTTCTTGTCGGCGGGCCGGGTGGCCGCGCTGTCGATGGAGTTCCGTGCTTCGGAGTCGGACAGGCCGACGGTCAGGGCGGCGGAGAGCAGCGCGCCCTCGGCTTCGCGGAGGTCGAGGAGTCCCTGCCCGGCCAGCTCGTGGGCGCGGCAGGCGGCGAAGTACAGGCTGCTGTTGCGGGTGCCCTCGTGGGCGTCCATGACGTGCTGGACGAGGTCGGCCACCGACCAGAGCCTGCCGCCGCCGGGCCGGCGGCCGAGGTGGGTGACGGGGAACGGGTGGCGGGCTGCGGGGCGCGGCGCCGGGGCGGGCCGCTGCTTGCGGGGCAGCAGCGTCTCGGGCCACGGGACGGTCGGCGGGAGGAACAGGCGGGGCTGCCCGGCCCAGGCGTACCGCTGCCCGGAGGAGTGCACGGACGGCGCGAGGAGGATGTAGCCGTTGTGCTTGAAGTCGATCCCCGGGAACGGCTCGCCGGGGAGGTCGAAGCCAGGGCTGCGGTAGAGCATGTGCAGGCCGTCGCCGCCGGTGACCTGCATGGTGGTGCCCGGGAGGGTGCCGACGCGCTGCTCCAGGGCGCAGAGGGATCGGTAGCCGCCGTTACGGGGGTCGACGTCGACGACGGCCCAGCCGTTGAGCTTGCACGGGGCACCGATGTTGGCGTCGGGTTCCTCGGCCCACCACTTGCTGATGAGGGCGGTGTCGGTGGTGGCTGCCCAGAAGCCGTGGCAGGTGGGCGTGCCGCACCGGCAGTCCTCGGGGCGGTGCTTGACGTAGAGGCTGCTCTGCTTGTCGCAGCGGGGGCAGTTGGCGTAGGGGGTCTTGTTGCGGCGGACGCGGAAGACCTTGATGCCCGCCGCCGCGTAGGCCAGGGCTGCGGCGCGCGGGGTGTTCGGGATGGTGATGCCGGTGCTCACGAACGGCTCTCTTCTTCGAGCGGGCGGGGTGTCCGTGGGCCGGGCCGCCGGGGTGGTGCGGCGGCCCGGCGGCGGGGCTACCCGGCCTTCTTGTGCTGGGCGGCGACCTCGTCGGTCAGGTGGGTGACGGCGTCGATCCAGCGGCGGCCGGCGGCGCGGACGGCGGCGGGGGACGGCTGGTCTTCGAGGTCGGCGCGGATGCTGCCGAGGGTGAGGTGGAACCGGGCGCGGTCGGCGAGCATCTGGTCGCGCGCCTCGTGGTCCGGGGCGTCGATCTGGTCGAGGTCGACGGGCTGGGGGACCGGCCAGCGGCCGGGGCGGGTGGTCATGCTGCTGCCTCCTGGCCGGGCTGGTGGAACGCGGCGCGAATGCGGGCGCGCTGGGTGTCGGTGAGGGGCGGCGCGGCGTCCACGACGGCGCGGATGTGCGCCCAGTAGGCGGCGCTCTTGGCCGGGGCCGGACGGCCCGGGGTGTCCCGGGCCGTCGCGGTGGTGTGCGGCTGGGTCACCGGTCACGCTCCCGGAAGGCCAGCGCGGTGGGCGTGCCGCCGTTCGCGACCCAGGCGAGTTCCTGCTCGTCGGAGCGTTCGGCGTAGTCCCACCAGGTGCGGGCCCAGTTGGCGCCGGGGAGCAGGACGGGCCCGGGCCGGTAGAGGATCTGGGAGGAGGCGAGCATCTGGCCGAGGCGGGTGACCGTGGTCATGGAGGCGTTCCAGTGCCCGCGGGAGTCGGTGTGCACCCACATGTCGATGATGTTCGGCTCGTCGTCCGTGAGGAGTTCGAGGAGGTAGTCGGCGGTCGGGCCGGGCGCGCGGAGCGATTCGACGTAGAGACCGGCGTCGACCCAGTGGCGTCCGTCCTCGTCCTCGAACAGGGCCTTGGCGCGGGTTTCGCCGATGATGTAGGCGGGGCCGTCGTGGCCGAGCCAGCGGCTGTTGGTCTGCTGCATGAACGCCTGCCGCTCGGCGGCGTTGAAGGCGTCGATGGCCTGGTCGAGGGTGCGCTTGTCGCTCATGCCTGGGCCTCGTTCCACTTGGCGCGGGCGGCGACGAGGTCGACCAAGGCCTGGTCGAGGCGGTCGCACTGGGCGCGGAGCTTGTCGATGACGTCGGCGAGGCCGGCGGGGTCGAGGCCCTCGATGACGTGGTCCTCGATGACCTCGACGTTCACGGTGGGCTGCTGGTCGGCGGTGTCGCCGGAGAAGGGCATGACGTCGAGGACGGTGCGGAAGGCGTGGGTGCCGATGTCGCCGCCGCGGCCGGGCCAGCGGACGTCCAGCTCGGTGCCGGGGTACTCGCGGCGGTGGGTGACGTCGGCGGTGAAGGTGTTGCCGCCGAGTTCCTGGGTGTGGTCGGTGGTGCACCAGGGGGTGCGCTTGTGGGTGTCGAGGATGTCGTCGTCACTGGCGGTGGCGGGGCGGAGGCGTTCGCCGGCGAGCTGCTCGATGGACCGGCGGAGGGCGGCTTCGGTCAGCCAGTCGTTGCGCCGGGTGCCGGTGCCGAAGGCGAGCGTGCCGTCCTTGCGCTCGATGAGGACGCCGTAGAAGTCGGGGTCGGTGATGGGCACGGTGACCATCTCCAGGCCGAGGGCTTCGGCGTGCGGGAGGAGCGGCTGCCCGTCGCGGGCGGCGGTGATCAGCCTGCTGAGGGTGTCGGTTCCGGCCATGTTGGACGATCCTCCAGCGCAGGCGTTCGATTCGGTGGGTGTGCTCGGGGTGGGGCAGGTAACCTCGTTCATGGAACGGGCCCTCTCTTCTGCTGCTACGCGGGATGGGTGGTCTGTTCGCTCGGAGCCGTCGCAGTTGCACCTGCGGCGGCTCCGCTGTTGTTGGGGCCGGTCGGCTCCGTATCGGCGTGCGGGCGGAGCGATTCCAGGAGTGCCCCGTACCGGAGGGCTCCCGCTCCGCGCGGGGTCCTCAGTCCCTTCTCCCACCGCCAGACGGTGGAGTGGTTGACGCCGCACGCCTGGGCGACTTCGCCGATGGAGAGTCGTGCGGCCTGGCGGATGACGCGGGCCTCGCCGCTGCGCACAGCGGTGCGCAGGTGGACGAGGGTCAAGATGGGGTTCTCGGCCATGCCGGAAGCGTGCCAGACCCTAGCCATTAGGCGCAAGTGGCAAGGGTCGAGTGCTTAGCCATAGTTACGCCCTCGTCTTGCCAAGGCATTGCCGATGCGGGCAGCATTGCCCCCATGGAAGACTTCCTGATCCCGCCCGCCGGCTGGCGGTACGCCGCCTACCCCTGGTTTGCGCGCGAGCGAATCGATGAGCTGCCGAGGCTGGCCCAAGTGGGCAGGGTCCTCTTGCCGCAGTTCTTTCACCTGGTCATCGCTACCGAAGACGCCTGGGAAGTTGACCGGCACGGGGGCGTGCGAGTGGGGTACGGGTCGACCGCCCTGTTCCTCGACTTCCAGGTGTGGGACGACTTCGAGGTGCCAGTTGTCGACATGGTCCACGCCACTTCCGTCTGGGACGATCTCCCCGAGGTGTACGAGCGTGTGCGCAAGGTCGTCGGGCCGAGCAAGTGGAAGCGTCTGGGTATCCACTACATGGTCCAGTACCTTGCCGAGTTCACGGATGAACAAGGGCGCCCGGAAGGGGACCCGACGTCTGAGCAACGCCCTTGGCTGAGGCGGCGACCCGAAGGCGCGATGGAGTGGCTCGACAAGCTACAGACCCACGCGGCCGAGGGCTACGCGCAGGCGCGCGGGACGCCCTCTCCGAAGCGCAAGCGGGTCAAGCTCACGGACGACTTCCTCAAGGATGTGGCCAGGATCTACCTCACAGCGGAGTCCATCGATGAGCCACCTACGCGAGAAGTGGCCAACCACTTCAAGGCGCCGCACTCGACAGCGGCAAAGTGGGTGGCCACTGCGCGGCGCCGCAGGTTCCTACCGCCGGCGGACTCGGCGACGAACGAGGCGGCCCGAGCCGGTTCGAAGGGGGCCGCCGGCGAGGCCTGAACCCCCGGGCTTCTCACCGCTTCCATTCGATCTTGATGGCTTCGTGGTCGAAGTACGAGCCGTCGGGCATCCGGGCGCGGGCGGGCAGCAGCGTCACGTCCATGAGCGCGCGGAGTACCGCCCGCTGCCGGTCCAGCTCCAGGCCTCGCCACGCCTTCCGCACGTCGGGCTGACCGACGAGACCGACGAGCGGGTCCTGCGTGGCGGCCCGCGCCATCTGCCGCGTGACACCTTCGAGCTGGGCCCGTGCCGTGTCTGAGCCCTCGGTGAACTGGGCCATGGTGATCTGCCCGCCGCCGAACAGCGCGGCCAGATCGGTGAGCCGCCGCCGGATCTGCTCGCTCTCCGCCTGGAGCGCGGGCACGTTGACGTCGGACGGGCCGGGCAGCAGCAGGTCGGCCGCGTCGTCCCGACTGAGGCGTTCCACGAGGACGTCCTCGATGTACCCGTCGACCGCGTCCTTGCGCCGGCCGCCGCCGTGCCCGGTCTGGCAGCGGTAGGACAGCTGCTTGCGGCCGCCGCACACGGTGGCGTTGACGTACTCCGTGCAGTCCCCGCGGCCGCACCGGTACAGCAGGGAGCCCAGGTGCTTGGGCTGGGCGCCGGGGGTGGTGCGGCGCGCCGGGTCCTTGAGGATGGCGACGACGGCGCGGTGCTGCTCCTCGGGCACGAGCCGGTCCCACTCGCCCCGGCCGATCTCCTCGCCGCGGTAGATGGCGATGCCCGCGTTCCTCGGGCGCAGCAGCAGGTCGCGTGCCTCTTGGTGGCGGATCGGGTTGCCGAGCGTGGAGGTGAAGCCCTTGTCGGCGAGCCACCGCACCCAGCGCTTGAGCGACCCGCCGGCGAGGAGCATGTCGTGCCCGACCTGGACGGCCGCAGCCTCCTCGGGCACGGCCTTGCCCATGTCGAGGACCGGCACCAGCTGCTCCTCGCCGGTCTTCTTGTCGACCTTGGTGCGCGTCTCGCCGGTGGGCACGCCCCAGCCGAACGGGCGGATGCCGCCGGCCCACTGGCCGGTCGCGGCCTTCTGCTGGCGGGCCCGGGCGACGCGCGCACCCTTGTGCTCCGACTCGTAGCGGGCGACGTTGCCCAGCATGCGAGCCACCATGCGGCCGGTGGGGCTGGCCAGGTCCAGCTCGCCCGCCTGCACCGAGTAGGTCAGGATGCCGCGCTGGTCGCACAGGTCCATGTACCCCTCCAGCTCGGTCACCGAGCGGTGGAGGCGGTCGGTGTGCCAGACGACGACAACGGTGGCCAGGCCCTCGTTCAAGTCGGCGAGCATCTGCTGGTAGCCCTTGCGCTTCTTGCCCTTGCGGTAGGCCGAGACGTCGTTGTCGACGTAGGTCTCCACGACGTTCCAGCCGTTACGTTCCGCGAGCGCCTCGCAGTCCTCGCGCTGCCGGTCGACGCCGAGCCCGGCCCCGGTCCGGTCCTGGCTGATGCGGACGTAGATGACCGCACGCGTCTGGGCGTCCCCCGTTGGGGTGGTTTTCACCCCCAC